AGACCCGTTCGTCACCAGCGGTTCGGTATCCTCGAAGACCTCGGCGTCAAGATCATCCTGTTCCGAGAGAGCGACCGCCACCTCCTCTGCGGCCTGCTCGGAGAACCATGCGGGCCGGGTGTTGTCGGCGACGCTAATTTCTTCGGCAGGAGCGTCCTCAAAAAACGGATTGACGGCAGGCTCTGGGGCGTCCTCGTACGCCGGCGTCGCCTCCTCGAAACCAAGCTTGAACGCCTCCGCTTCGATGAGGGTCGGCAGTTCCCGGATGAGCCGATCCGCAGCGTCCAGGACGCGGTAAACGGTTGTGACTTCTTCGACGATCTTGAGCATGGTGCGGGGCCTTTGCAGTAGGTGAATGATTTCTCGCTGACCCAGCCCTACCCCACGGCCTAGCCTTCCGTCAACCATTTTTTTTACTGGCCCCAAAAAACGGCCTACCTTACCCCGGCCCTGCGGTCCACCCTACCCTAGCCGGTGTAGTATTACATACTACCCTCCGGCGTCGGGGGTAGGGGTACGGACCTATTTCGCCGATCTACCCTGATGTACCCTAGGGTAGATGAGGGTAGATGAGGGTAGGCCCACATATAGACCGATATTTTTTTCATGGTGGGGGTTGTCATGGGAAAACAGATGGTCTATATCTATACCTGTCAGCACAACAAAGGAGGACTGACAGTGGCAAAAAAAACAATGACGACTTATGAGTGGAGCCTCGAATTAGCTGATCAGCATGGTGACATCCAAGATAGTCACTTTTTTGACAGATGCCCGGGCATTCCAGCCGATGATTACGACGGCTTAATGCCTTCGCTCGTTTTAGTCCGCGACACGCACAAGTGGGACGACGACGACGAAATCAAAGTCCGCTCACGCTGGTGGGCCTACGTCAAAGACGGCAAACTGCCAGAGCGCTTTTCAGACGTCTTCGATAACGAGGGTCCGCGAGTGCCGCGGCACTTCCATGCCGAACTTCAGCAATCGCAGAATAGCTAAACAGCCAATCGGCCCCTGCCCCGCCCGGATTCGTCCGGCGGGGTTTTGGGGTGCCAGGCCAACGATGTCTGGCACAAACACACAAAGGAGTGAGAATAACTACCATGATGACTTTAGCAGAGCATGAGCGCATGGAGATTGAATATGAGCGTCGTGAGGCTCGTTTTCTCTTTGACTGGAGTGGTGATTTGCTGGCGGCGGCTAACGCCATTTGCAGGCTACCCTGGGAGGCGATCCGGGAGGAGGACAGCCGCTTGAATATCATTGACGCGGTGGTCTATCCAATGTTTGCCGATGATGATGAGCGGGAATGGGCGAAGGGGTTTATTTGCTCAAAGATGGTGAGGTAGCCATGATCAAGAAAACCATCATCAACCGGGCGCGCCAGACGCTGATCCTTTCAGCCCTCACCGGCCTTTGGATCTACCTCGTACATATCACATAATCACGTTAAGAAGGGCGGCTTTTTCCTGAGAAGGGAGGGTCGCCCTGATTTTTTCAGGAGCGAAAAAATGAGCAGAAAGCCTGTATCAATAAATGATTACCGCATGAGCATTGACCCGGTGCCATCCAAGCGGGAGATGGCCCGGCGTATGGGTATCGCTTGGGCAACCTACCTCAAGTATGAGGACAAGGGCCTCAACGATGGTCCCCTCGTTTACCGGCTGGCGGCGTGGGCCGTTGCGTCTGGTGCGCTGGGGCGCGTCGGTTAGTCGGCGCTCTTCCTGATGAGCAGGGCAGCCGCATGTTTCTGGTCTATGAGGACCCATGCGGTGTTGCCTTCAGGCCGGATCAGGGAGGCATTCAGGAGAAGCCCAATGGTGCGTCCTCTGTCTGACGGCCTGCAATGATTATCCGCAGTGCGCTTGGCGAAACCATCGCCAACCAGAAGATCATGAAGGGCATCTCTTGTGACAAGTGGCAGTCCTCCTGAATTTTCCTGTGCGCCACCGGCCCACCATGCCCGTTCAAATGTCCTCCTCGCCTCGTCCAGTTTGGACATCTTGCCACCAGCTTCGCCTCCAGATGTTGTCGATAAAGGCGCGTCAACCAGTTGGAGCACTGCGGATGTCACGGGGTCTCCATCTTCATCGAACCAGCCGGGGATCTCGACGGAGTTGAGTTCAGCGTAGAGCGGCTCTGCCAGTTCGGCGTCCTTGCTCTTGCGCTGGACAATCTGCATTGGCTTTTCGTTTTCCTTGTCGGCGGGGATGATGGAAATCTCGATGTCCAACGCCCCACGCCATGCGGATGATCCCCGCGCTCTATGCTGGGCCTCTTCAGAGACGCCAGTATGGTGAACGAGGAGAACGGCACAGTTGAATTCCTCCATGAGCCCGGCGCAGGCATCTAGCATCGTCTTGGCGTCTTGTGCTGAGTTCTCATCGCCGAGGAGGAACCGGTGGAGGGTATCAACCACAATCAGAGAGGGTGAACACGATGATGAACCCCCAGTCTTTGAGATAGCATCAGCGACCCGACGATAGCCCTCTGGCGTATTGAGATCGCAGCCTGCCCTGGACAGCCACATATTCAGGGCTGGATTATCATGGCTGTGCTTCCACGCGGCGATCCGGGAGCGCAAACCGTGGTGACCCTCTCCCGCAAGGTAAATTACAGGGCCGCCATCAGGGCGTAGTTTTTTACCATTCCAGGTCTTTAATGTGGCCGCCAGATGAAGACACCAGTCGAGGACAGCAAATGTCTTTCCCCCACCGGATGGCCCGTGGACCATCATGAGGGACCGCTTCTGGAGCCAGCCTTTGACGAGCCACTCAATCGGTGCGGGCTGGGATGAGAAATCATCAGCGGAGATTAGCCAGTCTGGCTCATCCGGTGGGTTCAGAAGAGCGACGAGATCATGTCCGCCCGCCAGATAATCGTTCGCATCCCCCTCGACTGGCGGGATGATAACCCTTGCACCATGCTTCGCGGAGGCTTGGTCTGCATACCGTCGACCAATCCCGGAGGCATCATTGTCGGCGACAATCACGATGTCGGTTCCCGTTCCCCTGCCCATTGCCCCGGTGACCTGTACCAGGTTGGAGGCAGAGTAAGCAACCACGCAGGGATCGCCCGTTGCCTCGTGAATCGTTGCCGCAGTCGCAAATCCTTCCGCGATGAAGATCCTTTTTGACGTCGCCGTGATGTCACCAATCACCCAGAATGAGCCTCCAGTGGCTCCCCCGGCATGGTATCTTTTTGTACCATCGGCCTCGATATATTGGAGGGATGTCAGCACATTTTGGTCGGGGCCGTCATAGAGGGGGACGGCAAGTCGGCCATCACCTGTGACGCGGGCACCGTGGGGCTGGATGCCTTTTCTGGCGAGATATGGATGGGCTGGGTCTGCTGCGGCACAGGCCGACCAGATCATGTCCACAGTTTCCGCGGTGATCTCTCTTGAGGCAGCGAGTTCAGCATCACGGGCTGCCTTGGCCTCGGCCATTCGGCGGGTGATTGCCATCTCCTCGACGGCGCTCAGTTTCCGCCCGCGAGTTTCTGCCCTCCACGCCAGTTCAATCCCAGAGCGCCAGCACCCAAAGCGCCCGGCGGGGATGCCATCGGCGAAGGCAATATACCAGCCAGGCTTGTCGCCACCTCCGGGTCCGCCCTTGGTGTCCGTGCGGAAGCGGTGCAGCTTCCCATCTAGTAAAATTCGATCCGGGCGTCGTAACCCGGCGCGTTCAATTGCGTCAGCGAGTTGGACTTCAGGGGGATCGTTATCTCTTGCGTGGTTTTTTGACGGCGACCAGGGCCCGCCGAAGATAGCTCTCAGGTTTCCTTCCCGTCCCGGATTTTCTGTGTTGTCCATTTATGTATTCCCCCAGAAGCTTGCGCTGCGGTGCTGGCAGTGATCGCCCTTCGCGCATGAACCTATATAGTCGCATGTAATTCACGTTAAGATCGCGGGCGACTTGAGACAGGTTAAATGCCTCCAGCCTCGCTCGCAGATCGTCCTCGTTTGGTAGCTGCAATCCACTCATTTTTGTTCTGTCCTTGTCCCTAAGAATTTTTTGGGCCGACACCCCCTTTACAGATGGTTGATCATTCAGTAAAGAAAAAATTCTTACACAACCGGATGGTCCGACAGTGTGAGCATACAGAGAAGTGAGACATACACATGAAGATACAACACACAGGCGCTTTAGGTGCGCGAAGTGTCAAGCTGCTGGTCTACGGCCAGGCTGGTGCGGGGAAGACCTCTCTCATCAAGACGCTACCGTCACCGATTGTTCTTTCGGCGGAGGCGGGCCTGCTCTCCATCGCCGATGCGAACGTGCCATTCATTGAGGTTAACTCAATGGACACGCTGCGAGAGGCATATATGTGGCTCCGCGACAGCGAGGAAGCATCGACGGATACTTACAAGACGGTCTGTCTTGACTCCATTTCGGAGGTTGCGGAGGTCGTGCTAGCGCATGAACTCAAGCATAATAAGGACGGTCGGGCGGCTTACGGTGCGCTCAATACCACCATGACGGAGATGATCAGGGCGTTCCGAGACCTGCCAAACCGGCATGTCTATTTCTCCGCCAAGCTGGAGAAGTCGGCTGATGAGATGGGCAAGCTTCTTTTTAACCCGTCGATGCCGGGGAAATCCCTGACGCAGAGCCTGCCCTATTTCTTTGATGAGGTCCTCGCTCTGCGTGTGGAGAAGGACGGGGAAGGCGTCACCCAGCGGGCGCTCATGTGCGAAAGCGATGGCATCTGGCTGGCGAAGGATCGTTCCGGGCGCTTGGGGCCTTGGGCAACGCCAGACCTTGGCGAGGTCATCAATACGATTGCGGCACCGGCAAATCAGGAGGTTGCACAATGACTGTTGTCAGCAATTCTGCACACATTGAGGCCCTTGCGCGTCAGTGGCGTTATGCAAAGGAGCGCGAGCAGGACTTTCAATCTGAACGCCGCCGCATTGAGGATCAGTTGCGCGATATCCTGGAGATGCCACACGATCTGGAGGGCGTCACAACGATTGAGGTGTCCGAGGATGTCACCATCAAGGTGACTGGCCGGATCGACCGCAAGGTTGACGCGGACAAGATCCAGGAGGTCGCCGCCGCTGCGGGCCTATCTGAACTCTTGCCGACCCTGTTCCGCTGGAAGCCAGAGATCAATCTTCGCAAATGGCGAGACACCGATCCATCCATCACGGACGCACTGGCCGAAGCCATTACTGCCAAGCCAGGGCGACCATCATTCAACGTAAACCTAACCGAAACCCAAAAAACGGAGAATAATTAATCATGGCATTTCTAGGCGAAACATTCAGCACGAACGACCTGCCCAAAAGCGAGCGGACATATGAACTGCTGCCCGACGGCTGGTACGACGCGCGGATCACTGAGGCCAACCTTGGCGCGACCAAGGCGGGCACTGGCGAGAAAATTTCTATGCGCTATGACATCATCGGCCCAACACATCAGGGTCGCGTGGTCTACGGAAATCTCAACATCCGCAATCCATCGGCTGTTGCTGAACGCATCGGACGCGAGCAGTTGCACGACATCATGCTGGCGATTGGACTGGCAAGCATTGAGGACACCGATCAACTGGTCGGCGGAACCTGCCAGATCAAGATCAAGACCAAACCGCCAAAGGATGGTTATGATGCCCGCAACGAGATCGCAGGCTGGAAGGCGTCTGGGGGTGGTTCCGCCGCGCCAGCACCAGCCGCACCAGCCACACCGGCATCTGCCACAGCCGCAGCGCCAGCCAAAGCCCCGTGGCAGAAGTAGCGGCTGGTTAGCATGGCGAAAATACCTGAAGCAAAGAACAGCATCGTCAACCTGATCGATGCCCATCACGCCGCAGGACAAGGCGCTCCGAGAAGTCATCTCGGGGCGTCGCTCCTTGGCAAGAAGTGTGATCGCGCCATCTGGCTCAGTTTTCGCTGGGCGGTCATAGAGCAATTTGACGGGCGGGTCCTGCGCCTGTTCCGCCGGGGACACAACGAAGAAGACATGATCCTTCAGGACCTGAAGGCGATTGGCATCAAGATTTCTGACAGCCAAGCGCATGTGAATTTCGGATACCATGTGCAAGGGTCCGCCGACGCGATCATTGAGTCTGGCGTTCCAGAGGCCCCGACGAAACGCCATGTCGCAGAGTTCAAGACGCATAACCGGCGCTCATTCGATGACCTCCTGAAAAAAGGATCCGTCGCAGAGGCAAAGCCTGAACACTACGTACAGATGCAGGTCTACATGCTGGGCCTTGGGATTGATCGGGGACTTTATGTGGCGGTCTGCAAGGATGACGACCGGATGTATGTCGAACGGGTTCGCCTGGACAAGGCGGTGGGCGAGGCTGCGACGGAACGCGGTCGCAGACTGGCAATGGATGATCGCCTTCCTCCACCAATCAGCACAGACCCGTCATGGTTTGAGTGCAAGTTTTGCTCGGCTCACACGTTCTGTCACAAGACGAAAACAAGCACCGAGTGGAACTGTCGGACGTGCCGGTTCGTTGTTCCCGGCGACGATGGCGATTGGTTCTGTGAAATTTACGAGGACGAGATCCCG